ATCATCACAGACATTAAAATCTTTTGTGATGTTGCTCCAGTTATTGGAGAAGGTGATATTGGCTATGAAGTGGGTACATCTTCTTCTGGCGCACAAATTGTTGCGACTCAGGCAGACGAAATCTTGGATGCTGGCACAACTGTTGTTGTACACAACGTAACAATTACTGCGCTAGTGCTTCAAACACAAGATGGCACTACAGCACCTGCCTCTGTTCAATACACAGACACTGCAAGAACTATCTTCTGCAACATCACCAACACGGTTGATGCTACAACGGCGGGATCGTTTACCTTTATCATCGAGTACGTTCAAATCGCGTAATCAATTTGATTGGGGCGGCAACGCCCCTGTCTCTATTTAGGGGTAATGTATGGCTGATGCGGTAGCAACTCAGAAAATTCAAGATGATGGCAGTACAGCCATTTTTAGGTTTACAAATGTTAGTGATGGCTCTGGCGAGTCTGCGGTAGCTAAAATTGACGTTTCGGCGTTAGCGGTAGACCCAATGACTAGCAAGGCGTGTACTTCCGTTTCTATCCAAAGTATTTACTACAGCACTGTAGGCATGGGCGTTAAGATATTTTTTAACGCAAGCACTAATGTTTTGGCGTGGCAGTTAAACGCTGACTGGGCTGACACTTTAGACTTTTCAAGTTTTACCGGCATTCCTAACAACGCGGGTAGCGGCAAGAATGGCGACATTCTTTTTACCACTGTTGGGCATGGTTCTGGCGATGTTTATAACATAGTGATGCAAGTTCGTAAGTACTTCTAGAGTCTGTTATGGCTAGGAATTATAAAGAAGAGTACAAGAGCTTTCACTCCAAGCCTGAACAGAAGAAGCGCAGGGCTGGCAGAAACGCAGCTAGGCGCAAATCTGAAGCAAACGGCACTGTTAAGAAAGGGGATAAAAAAGATGTTCATCACAAGGATGGCAACCCCCTTAATAACAAGCCTAAAAACTTAAAAGTTGAGCCAAGGTCAAAGAACCGTGCGAGGAAGTAATGAGCCTGACAGACGCAGAAAAGAATAGGTTAAAAAAGGTCGGTCTTAGCGGTCTAAACAAGCCTAAAAGAACCCCTAGTCATGCCACAAAAAAGGGTGTTGTTGCTGTTCGTGATGGCGGTAAAATGAAAGTCATAAGGTTTGGTGATCAAAAGATGGGTCACAATTACAGCGCAGAGGCTAGAAAAAGCTTTAAAGCTCGCCACGGCAAAAATATTGCTAAAGGTAAAACTAGCGCAGCGTACTGGTCAAACAAGCTCTTCTGGAGTGGTAAGGGTGGTAGCACTAAAAGCCCCCCTAAGTCTCAAAAACAAAAGTTTGGTAAGTCATAATGGCTATTACAAGAGCGCAAGAAGCTAAACAAGTAAAAAACGCGCCCTCAAAGAAAAAACGTGTGAGCAAGAAAAAACAGAAGGCTAGGAGGCCGTAATGGGCAAGAAAGAGATTGGTCAAATTCTTGGTGGTGGCTTAGGCGGTTTAATTGCCGAAGAGCCTTTGGCGGCGCTTAGCCCGTTAGCTGGGTATTTAAAACACCGAGATGACAGAAAAGACAGGAAGGCTGAAGAGCGTCGTGAGCGAGAGGAAGCTGAAGAGACTCTTGAGTCAGAGCGCATGAGTAAAATCATGGCTGGCGATCTTGGCATGAAGGCTGGCGGCAAGGTTCGTCGCAAGCCAATAGATGGAAAGGCCGTTAGAGGCAGAACTAAAGGTCGGATGATCTAGTGGCTGTAAGTGGAACATATGCTTTTAATCTGGATATATCCGATGCTATAGAAGAGGCGTTTGAGAGGGCGGGTCTTGAGCTTCGCAGCGGCTATGATTACAGGACTGCTAGGCGCAGCATAAACTTGTTGATGCTTGAATGGCAGAATCGTGGCTTAAACCTTTGGACAGTAAAAGAAGGTACGGAAGCGCTTACTACTGGTACTGCATCTTACGCTTTAGATTCAAAGGTATTTGATATCATAGAGGCGTTTATAAGAACAAACGCTGGTAGTACTGCAAGCCAACAAGACCAAACATTGAATCGCATTTCAATTAGTCAGTATGCACACCTATCTAACAAACTAACTCAAAGCAAACCTATTCAGTATCAAATAGATAAAGCCCCATCTCAAATAACTGTAAATGTATGGCCTGTCCCAGATAGCACTAGCTATACACTGGTTTATTATTATTTAGAGCGTATTGATGACGCTGGTAATGTGGCGTCAAACAACATGGATGTTCCTGCAAGGTTTTTACCTTGTTTGGTTGCCGGTCTTGCTTATCAGTTAAGTTTAAAGTTTCCAACATCAACTCCAAGGTCACCTATGTTAAAAGCTGATTATGAAGAGCAGTGGAACCTAGCTGCCGATGCAGATCGAGAGAAAGCGTCCATCTACATAGCTCCGGGGTTTTAACCAGTGGGTGCTTATGCAAGCGGCAAGTATGCTTTTGGCTTCTGCGACTTAACCGGCTTTAGGTATCCAATAAAACAGCTTGTTCCGCAAATAGTTAATGGAAGACCTACTGGGTTTTTAGTAGGAAAGGACGTTAACAGCCCGGATCAACCACAACTTAAACTTGGCAGGATTCGCATGAATGACCCTCAAGCTTTAAGAAATCCTAGACCAGATCAATCGCTAGATGAAAGTAGAGTTTTGTCTTCATTTGACCCGGTTGGTCAGGTTGGTTTGGGCATGACTAGTAGCGTTGGTCGGATAACGGTGAGTACAAACTAATGGCTTTTACATTTACAACCCTGAAGGCGGCTATACAGGACTACACAGAGTCGAATGAAACTACTTTTGTCTCAAACCTTCCGTCAATAATAACTCAAGCAGAAGAGCGAATACTTAAAGCCGTTCAATTACCTGACTTTAGAAAGAACGTAACAGGTACGACAACGCAGGGTAATCAGTATTTACAGACACCGTCAGATTTTTTGGCAACCTACTCGTTGTCTATTGATAATAGCGGGTATGAGTTCCTTATAAGAAAAGATGTAAACTTTATAAGAGAGGCTTATCCTTCTTCTGCCGTTACCGGGATACCCAAGCACTACGCATTATTTAATGAAGATACATTTATTCTTGGCCCTACGCCAAATGCGGCGTTTAGCTCTGAGCTTCATTACTTTTACGAACCTCAATCTATAACAGTGTCTTCAGATGGCACTAGTTGGTTGGGTGATAATGCAGAAAACGCATTACTGTATGGTTGTTTGATTGAGGCATATACATTCTTGAAGGGAGACGCTGAGTTAATGCAAGTGTATTCTGCAAGATACGAAACTGCCTTAGAGGATTTAAAGCAGTTAGCTGAAGGTTACAACACTACCGATAGCTATAGGGCTGGCTCTGTAAGAGCTATGAGATAATGGCGAGTGTTGAGGTTGGCAGTGTATCTGTAGCAACGACAAGCAATAAAGGTCATGGGGCTAGGTTTTGGGCGGAAAAAGCCACAAACAAGATTGTTAGTGTTGGCAGTGAGTGTCATCCGGTAATAGCTGAGCAGGCAGAGGCTTTTAAGGGTTCTGTTTTTGAGGTGGTTGATTTTTATATCAAACAAGCAATCAAGAGCGATAGAACAACTTTGATTGGAGAGCTTGAACAACAAGGCCAAATTGAAATGGCAAACATAATAAGGAGGCTTTAATGGCTATTACTACATCAATGTCTACATCATTTAAGGTTGAAATCTTAAAGGGTGTGCATAATCTTACCGCTGCTGGCGATCAATATAAACTAGCTTTGTATACAAGTTCTGCAACATTAAATGCTGCCACCACTGCATATACTTCAAGTAATGAAACTAGTGGAACAAACTACACGGCAAAAGGAGCGTTTTTAACATCCATAACCCCTGTCGCCAGTAGCACTACAGCATTAGCTGACTTTGCCGATTTAACTTTTTCAAATGCAACAGTCACAGCAAGAGGCGCGTTGATTTACGGCGAAGCTATATCTGGCGACCCCAGTGTATGCGCTCTAGATTTTGGTGGAGACAAAACATCTACCGCTGGAGACTTTACAATAGAGTTTCCCACCGCTGATGCATCTAATGCAATCATACGGATAGCTTAATCATCATGGCTGCTGCAAAGAAACCAGCAAAAAAACCAACAAAATCAAAGGTAAATGAAGCTGGCAATTACACAAAACCATCGCTTAGAAAAAAACTTTTTAGTCGAATAAAATCAGGATCTAAAGGTGGTGGATCTGGTCAATGGAGTGCGCGTAAGGCGCAAATGCTTGCGGCGGCTTACAAAAAAGCTGGCGGCGGATATAAAGACTAATGGCTCTCAAGAAGTCACAAAAAAGCTTAAAGAAGTGGACAAAAGAAGAGTGGGGGACTAAATCTGGAAAACCCTCTACACAAGGAAAAAAGGCGTCAGGTGAAAGGTATCTCCCGAAGAAGGCTAGAAAGGCTTTATCAAGCAAGGAATATGCGGCTACAACCGCAAAAAAACGAAAAGACACAAAAGCTGGAAAGCAACACTCAAGCCAGCCAAAAAAAATAGCTAAGAAAACAGCTAGGCATAGGAAGTAGCGTGTGGCAATTATTAATGGCTGGGGTAGAGGCACTTGGGGCCAACTTGGTTGGGATGAAGGAGATCTTCCAGTCCCGGTCACGGGTGTGGCTGGAACAAGCGCGGTCACTACAGTCACGGTTGATGCAAAAGCCGATGTCCTTGTCACGGGCATTGTTGGCACAGGCTCGATTGGCGCCGTCACGATTGATGCAAAAGCTGAAGTTTCTCCAGCAGGAGTTGCAGGAACTAGTGCAATTGGGACAGTCATTCCTGTTTCAAATAACAACCTTAGCGTCACAGGGGTTCAAGGAACTTCTGCAATTGGTACGGTATCGACTCAAGCCAATGCGGATGTTTCTGTTATTGGCGTTAGTGGTACTGGCGCAACTGGCCCGTCAAATGTATGGAGCCTTATCGACACAGATCAAACGCCTAACTGGGCATCTATATCAACAAGTCAAAACCCTAACTGGGAAGAGGTAGCTTAAATGGCAACTTTCGTTAATGATTTACGCTTAAAAGAGATCGCCACAGGAGATGAGGCAGGAACTTGGGGTACAAGCACAAACACTAATTTAGAGCTTATTGGTGAAGCAAT